TTGAAACGCTGTTGAAAGGCTTTTGAGTATGACTACTGTTCTTGTCAAGTCGGGTGAGTATCGTAATCTCCCAGTTATCAATACCCAGTTCACTCTCGTTGAGGGTATCAAGCACGGCGCAAAGGGCGCATATATCACTGTGAAGAATGAGGGTCAGTTTCCCCATCAGATTGATAAGGTTAAGGTCCGCATCGAAGGTCCTGACTGCATCGAAATGGATGGTGTCGCTCCTTCTGCAACGGTTGCAGAAACAGATCAGGATGCAATGGATCGCATTGCTACTCGCTTTGAAATCCTCGATGAAATGTCTGCTGCTTGTATCAAGGGCGACATTCGTGCGATGATCGTTTCGGGTCCTCCGGGCGTAGGTAAGTCGTTCGGCGTTGAGCAGCAGCTTGACAAGTCCTCGCTGTTTGACAAGCTTTCTAACAAGCGTCAAAAGTATGAAGTTGTTAAGGGTGCAATGACTGCACTCGGTCTGTATGCCCAGCTGTATCGTTACAGCGAAAAGGGTAACATCCTTGTGTTTGATGACTGCGATAGCGTGTTCGGTGACGAACTCTCGCTGAACATTCTCAAGGCTGCTCTTGATAGCGGTAAGCGTCGGCGCATTTGTTGGAACTCGGACTCACGCCTTCTGCGTGACGAAGGTATCCCTAACTCGTTCGACTTCAAGGGTGGTGCAATCTTCATCACGAACCTCAAGTTCGAAAACGTCAAGTCTAAGAAGCTGCAAGATCACCTTGAGGCTCTGGAATCACGTTGTCACTTCATCGACTTGACCATCGATACCGAGCGTGACAAGATGTTGCGTATTCGTCAGGTTAACCGTGATGCTGACGGCGGTCTGTTCAAGGACTACAACTTCCAAAACAATGAAGGTGCAGCAGTCCTCGACTTCATGCAAGAAAATCAGAAGCGTTTGCGTGAACTGTCAATCCGCACGGTGATGAAGCGGGGCTAACTTACATAATAATAAAAATGCCTTTCAACAAACTTTCGGGGACTTCGGTCCCCGTTTTTATTGCTTTTAGTCACAAACTATGTTAGAATGAGATTATGAAAAACAAAGAACAACTGTTGTATTTCTTCTTGCAGGTAGGCAAGGTCAGCTTGAGTCAGTATGACTACAAGTTCATGGCTAATCTACAGACAATGATCCAGCGTGATTCACGAGTCACTACTGGTCAGGCTACTCTATTCGATAACCTAATCAGCAAGTATAAGAAGCAACTCTCTAAGTTAGGATTAGATAAGGCTGAACTCAAAGCGTTAGAATGGAACTCTACACTAGTAGAAAGTACCACTGAATATACTGGTGCTTCTGTTGTCCTCTTGAATGATGAATTGACTTTTCGTGTTCCATTCAACAAGACATTCATTTCTAAGTTTAGAGAAGTGAAGGATAACACCTTTGCTTGGGACAAAGAACGTAAGTTATATAGGACTATGTTTTCTACTAGCGCACTTAAAATTACGACCCAAGTGTTACATAAGTTCTTCCCGTCAGTTAGGTACTGTGATGAACTATCAGCTATCTTGAACTCTTTGGCTGAGCTGGAAGCTGGCACTACTGTTTGGAACCCAACATTGTGTCAGGTTAATGGTCAGTTGATGATTGCTGCATGTAATTCAAGAATCGGTGAACTCATTGAGGGAATGGAGCTTTCGTTAGACGCTACGGTTTTGTTCAAGCTTAGTCAAATGGGAATCGACATTGATCCAGCTATCATTTCTGATTATCCTAGGCTACAATTTGCTGCTAATAATGTGTATGAAGCAGAGATTGTTGACGTAGAAAATGTCATCGGATGGATGAAAAATATCGGTTGCGAAAATGTTGTGATTGGGCGAGGATTAAGAACCGCATTAAATCAAGAGCAGTTAGCTAAGACGATTGAAAAGTATGGAATGAAGCCACTAGGCCCATTGTCATATGGAAAATTGCCCGATGGAGTTTCTATGATGTTGCAACATACAAGTAGTGTAAATAATCGCAACCCATCTATGGGCACCGTAAGCAAAACTGTCGTGCTTAAAGATTCACGACCAATCGAGGTACAATGAACGAAGTAAAGATCATAATCAAAGACGAAGTTAATGTAAAAATCGAGGGTCTTGAAGTAGGAGACCGTCGAGCATTGATGAAGATGTTTGAGTTTGAAAAGCCGGGGGCGAGATATCTCCCGGCTGTTCGTCTTGGACGATGGAACGGCAAGATTAGTTATTTTAGTCTTGGTGGAAGTACCTACGTGAATCTGTTAGAACAAGTTATCACTTATCTATATGATAAGGGATATGACATTGATTTAGTAGACCAGCGTATTTCACACGGTGAACTTAATTTCCAGCGCATCGAAGAAGATTCATTCGCTGACAAAGTATGGCCTGACAAGCATCCTATTGCAGGACAGCCTATCGTGCTGCGAGATTATCAAGTTGAGATTGTCAATAACTTCTTAGAGAATCCGCAATCGTTGCAGGAAGTAGCAACGGGTGCTGGTAAGACACTTATCACTGCTGCTCTATCTAAGTCCGTAGAGCACCTAGGACGCTCCCTAGTGATTGTACCCAACAAGAGTCTAGTCGTACAGACAGAAGCAGACTACATCAACTTAGGTCTTGATGTAGGAGTGTACTTCGGAGACCGCAAAGATTACGGTAAGACGCACACAATCTGCACTTGGCAATCATTGAACAATCTGTTTAAGAATACAAACGAAGAAGACCCGGAAGTTATCGCAAGCTTCTTTGAGGGTGTCGTTTGCGTTATGGTTGATGAAGTTCACATGGCTAAGGCTGATGTACTCAAGACTATGCTGACTGGCGTATTCAGCAATGTTCCTATTCGGTGGGGACTAACAGGAACCATTCCTAAAGACAAGATGGATCAAGTATCGTTGCTTGTATCATTGGGTCCTGTCATCGGTAAGCTATCAGCAAAAGAACTACAAGACAGAGGCGTACTCGCACAATGTCACGTAAACATTGTTCAGCTTAAGGATAAGGTAGAGTTTACTAACTATCAATCAGAACTGAAACATCTACTAGAAGACTCAAATCGCCTAGACACTATTGCAGAATTGATTGAAAAGGTGAATCTGACTGGTAATACACTAGTCTTGGTTGACCGAGTGAATGCAGGCAAAGAAATTGTAAGTAGATTAGGAACCAATGCTGTGTGTCGCAACGTACGGCGTTGCGGCTGTCGGTATTAATATTCCTAGGATCTTTAATTTGGTTCTTATTGAGCCTGGCAAATCGTTTGTACGAGTTATTCAGTCAATAGGCAGAGGCATTCGTAAAGCAGAAGACAAAGACCATGTTCAAATATGGGATATCACAAGTTCTTGTAAGTTTGCTAAGCGACACTTAACACAGCGCAAGGCTTTCTATAAGGAAGCCAACTACCCTTTCAGTATAGAGAAATTGGACTATTAATATGTTGACATATGAATTAAAAGTTGCTATGATAGTAACATGAGAATACTTACCCTTGAAAACGAATTTTATAATCTGGAAACAATGCCAGAAGAAATTGATGATTTGCGCTTTGCGATCCTAGACAATTCTAACCCACAGAACGTAGACTATCACTTTATTCCTCTCATTTTTCTTGAATCCTTTAACAGTCCTGCACTGGTGCTTAGAATAGCTGATAAAGTAATCAAAATGCCCATTGACTGGCAAATATTGATCGGAGAACAAGATCATGGCGATTTAGAATCACTGCCTTTATCAAGTTTGAATGATAGAGGATTCAATGCATTTCAATTTAACCCATTGACTTCGTTTAGTCCAAGCTTTCTTCCTATTGAAATCTTAGACATTTATCCGGATGTCACATGGTATTCGCCTAGACTTAGAAATGGACAATTTTTGAGTGTTCCTATTGATGAAACAGATAAGCCAAGATGCATATATTTTGTCAAAGAAGTCAGTAGGAATTGTGAAGTAGTAGATTACAGTCAGGTATTTTAAGGAGAGTATAATGGTACTTATTGAACAGGTTAAAACTTTTAAGAAAACAAACACAGGAGACGTTATGGGCGTGATCCGAACATTGTTTCCAAACATTGAAATTGAAACTATTCTCTCTAAGAAAAAGAAAAAGAAGGTATGATTAAATTACAAGGCATCTTAGCAGTAATTTTGTTTTGGGTAGTAACCATAATGCTATCACCTATCATCATACTATTCGGAGTTATATTTGTCGTAGGAATAACCGCAATCGTTATCAGTGGTATAGTATACGACATTACTACTAGTTATTTGAAGGAAAAAAGACAATGAAATACAGAATTGAAATCAGTGGTCGAGGTGGTGAAGTCGTAACCTTGCTCATCACACTGGTTCCTCGCTAGAAGATTGTTATATTACTGTAATGGATGAAAACGATACTGTCATCTATGATGCACTGACTGCTGCTGCTTTTTTTGATATGGGCGCAGACACAGAGCAGACCGAAGAGATTTTCCCTCAGGAAACTTTAGATGACGGTGACGTATACTTCATTGGTCAAAGTTTTGAGAAAGGTCACTTCCTCACAGTTGAATGTGAAGATGACGTATTTGATCCTAAGAAGCTGGTTATCAATACTGGTGATTATGACGGTTGGGAACTTGTTACAGGATTATCATATGCCGGAGAATATCTTGAAGATTTAGGTGACATGGCAACTAGTGGCAAGGGTTCTGAGTTTCAACTTATCTTAGTGGAAAAAGATTAATGTCCTCAGGGCAAACATTAGGTCAGGCAAAGTATAACAGAACGATGGCAGGTGCTCTGCCTAGTCAAACTGTATTTAGGCTTGACTCTGCTAGAAATCGCAAGGTAAGAAAAGAGAAGGAAAAGAAGATGGGTTGGTTTAAACGAATGGTAGTCAAGTGGGTACGTGACGATTGGGAAGAGTCACAACCGAGAGACGAAGTTTATGCTGTTTCGTCGCGGAGTATTGATGCAAGCAAGAGCATTCGCTTCACTATCTATCCGGCATCAGGAGGCTATGTGATTGAACATTACAAGAATGACCGCATGAAAGAGAGCGATGGACCAACGTTGACTATTGTTAACAACGGTGACAGTATTGGTCAGGCTATTGAACACGCTATTGCAATTGAGTCGTTGAAGGCATAATGGCTAAAGAGAAACTATCAGCAGACGAAAAGTTTGATAAGGTCGAGTTCGATCTTTTTGAAGCCATAACGGCTATTGACAAGAAGGACTATTCGTATTATGATAGATTGACTCCTGAGCAACAGCGCAAGTTTGTGCCGTTTATGATGCTGCATTGGATTAGTGCGATTAAGGGCAGCGGTGAGTTACAGGGCTACTATTTGCGAAGCGTTGACTATCACGCAAATAAGTATATGTTCAACGAGAGCGTACAGAAGAATCCTAAGCTACAGTGGCTGATGCTATGCGCCGCAAGCCCCGGTATCGGTAAACAGTTTCATCAATGGATTCCCCATATGAAGGAACGTGTTGCTAAACTAAAAGAAAAGCCAAAAGCAAAAGAGATTAAGGATTACTTCAAAAAGATATATCCTAAATCAAGTGATAGTGATTTGAATATGATCACTGATGTTTTTATTGACAGTCATCGTAAAAAGATGTAGTCATCGTAAAAAGATGTATATTGCTAATAAATTCCCTGAGTTAAAATTTGATGAAATCGAGTTGTTAAGTGAGCTTATTACAGATAAAGACATTGAAGAATACGAAAAAGAACTCGGAAATTAAATCCGAGTTTTCGTGTGAGTTTTGCAATCGTAGTTTCCAACGTGAGACTACGATGATTAAGCACCTCTGCGAAAATAAGCGTAGGTGGCAAGACAAAGACCAACCTGGCAATCGCATTGGCTTCCAATCTTGGCTAAACTTTTACACTAAGAACACAGGTACTAAAAAGAAAAAAACATATACGGACTTTACAAAGAGTGCGTATTATATCGCCTTCGTAAAATTTGGTCATTACTGTGTTGACCTCAAGTGCATCAATGTTACTCGCTATGCTGACTGGTTATTGAAGAACCAAATAAAGATTGATAGTTGGTGCAGTGATAAAAACTATACGAGTTTCCTGATTGAATATCTCCGAACAGAAGATCACATGGATGCTATTGCCCGCAGCATCGAAACTACTATCGAACTAAGTAAAGACGCAGGTATCGCAACCAAAGACTGCCTACGATATGCTAACAAAAACAGAATAGCTTATGCAATCACTACTGGCAAGATTAGTCCTTGGATGCTTTATCAGAGCGAGAGCGGTGTCAAGTTTCTAGAAGAACTTGATGAAAGCCAGCAAAAGATGATTATCGACTACATCAATCCAGAACAATGGGCTATCAAGTTTAGACGTAATACTGAATTAGTTACTCAGGCTAAGGAATTGCTTAAACAAGCAGGTTATTAATGAACAAGTGCTTTCATATGGATGTTAAACTGTTTGATACGTGGATAGATCAACTGATTGATAAGTCCTGCGATTACAAGCAGATTGGCGTTTCTAATGATTACTGTAATAAGATTTCAGAACCGGAATACGGTCTACGCTTGATTAACTGGCCCGACAAAGCATTTGAAGTCGTAGATGAATACAAGTATACTATCTTCTTGTTGAGGTATAGATGAGATTTATAACCTCTCCGCAGCATATGAAACCATTTGTCATTGTGGTTGACTATAAGTTTTATGTTGAAAACGAGCAAGAGATTACTGATTGGACTAATCAATGTACGCCGGGATGGGCATTAACTGGTATGGTATTAGAGTTCAAGAATGAACACGATAGGCTAGCATTTTTATTACGGTGGAATTGATGTATACTCTGTGCATAAACGATAAGAAAAACCAAACTCACCCCTGGTGGTTTAACTTTTTGTTTAGCCTCGCTGATACTGATGTGAAAACAGGATTAAAAAAGTGGGGCGGAAGAATTGAGTATGATAGAACTGGATACAGCGATACTATCATATTCGACCGAGAAGAAGACATAGCCTGGTTTATATTAAAATGGACATGATTAGGAACGATTTAATGAACATATGTGATATTGCATTGGTTATTAAAAACCATCTAAATGATGATGAATGCCAGCAGCTAATAACAGAATACGAACGTAAAAAAATTACTGCTAAGAAAGAACAGTCGTTTCATGCGTATGATGAAAAAACAAAAGCAAGTACCTTTAAAGCGGTAACTATAAAAGAGACTAGCCAACACTATGACTTGATAAAAGGCAAGACAGAAAGTGCATTGAAACTTTGGCTAGACTACTTACAGAGTAAAAATATGTTCAGTGTTGCGGTATTGCGGAATAATTTACAACACACATATGCTGATTTCAGGATATTAAAATATGATGTTGGTAGCTTCATACACCCGCATACAGACTGGAATCATTTCAACTATGCTAGCGTTTCGTTAAACCTAAACGATGAATACACTGGCGGTGAATTTGTTTTTATGAATGGGGAACGGGTAGTATCTCTAGAAAAGGGAGACGCACTAGTATTTCCAGCCGACTTTTATTGGGTTCACGAAACGAAACCTATTCTGTCCGGTACTAGATATACAGTAAATTCATTTATGTCAGCCGTTCATTCATCTTCACAGCAAAAATTATCCGAAGAAGTTCATAAGGCCCAAAAAGAGCATGACAGAATATTTAACCTGTAGGGCATAGGTGATGTGCAGGAACATGAAAAATGGACATGATTAAACAACTTAAAGAACGCTGGAAGGGCTACAAAGAGAAACGCTTTCTAGAAAACTATGGATGTGAAACTTGGCGCGAGTATGAACGCAAATATGATCCTGATGTTGGGTTTAGAGCAAGATGGGCCCATACCTATTATCATGGCTATCCTCATATACTTCCGATGGATCCTCAGAAATTCAGTGACTGGGCGCTCGGCGGCACAATATTTCAACTAGTTGACAAAATGACGGAATGGTGTGAACAGAATTGTCAAGGTAAGTGGCGTAACGATTGGCATCGCGGCTTTTGGGATGCTCACGGAAATTACGAGGTCTACGAAATCAATGGTATAAGCGGTGGTGACACTATGTTTTTTGCATTCAAAGAAGAATCAGATTATGTTTGGTTTATGCTCACCTGGCAATGAATTACTACGATGAAAAGAATGGATGGGAACACACTAAGCCAGGTTGGTACGAAGTAGTGATTCCGGTGTATCAAATTCAAGAGGCACAGCATAAACACACTGAAATGTTAACCTGGATATACGATAACATAGGGAAATGTGAACATCATTGTAGATGGCAGTTCGATTTAGGTAGCTTAAAATTTAAGTTTAGATATGAGAGAGATTATATATGGTTCAAACTAACATGGGGCTAAGACCCGTAGCAGAAGAAATTATTGATGCAGTCCCGCAGACTCAAAAGATTAAGAAGAAGATTGCTGTGGATGGAGTCTGGGAAGATAG